CACCTATTTTAGGCGACGCAACCGTGTGAGGTCACACGAGCATCACCACCATCACGGCAGTCAGGATGACCTGAGCTGCACTTAGGTAGATCAGCACGCGAGTCTCGCTAATGAGACCCATGTGCGCTCCTTTCTGTTGGGCGTTCCGGCAACCCGGCGGACTGCCGGATAGCACTTCAGCATCAACAGAATGTTGGCTGCATTGCCGAATCTACCGGTGCAGCTCCTTCAGCGGGCGCAGCTCCTGGTGCTCCACCTTGGGGTCAACCAGCTCAGTAAGTTCAGTTACTTCGGGGGCTCCGGCCCCCTCTTTTTTCGGAGAGCAGTATATGTATCTATTCCTTTTATATATTGTAACTATTTATGCAGTAAACCTTGGGTTCACCCACGTCCCTTTGGTAGATCTAGGCTTCGGGGTATTTTCCCCAATGGCCATAGTAGTCGGAGGGATCTTTGTAGTTAGGGATTTCGCCCAAAGAGCCGTAGGTCATTACATCTGGTTTGGTATGATCCTTGGTTGCTTACTAAGTTATTTCTTGGCGGAACCTCGGATAGCCATCGCCTCCGTCATATCCTTCGCTATAAGTGAGGTAGCGGATTGGAGTGTATACACCTTTACTAAAAGGCCTTTCTATAAACGGATTCTATATAGCTCCTTTGTCTCGGCTCCGGTCGACACCTTTGTGTTCTTGTCTTTTATTAATCACCAATCGGTAACAACCTTGGTATTAATGATTGCCTGTAAAATGGTAGCTGCTATAGGAGTCTGGTATTATGGGAAAGATAAAGAAACCCCTACCACGTCCGATGGCCTGTGATTGCTGTGGTAGCACGAATATAAGTCTTTCAGAAAACTCCGTTCTTTACGGAAGGAACTATGGTAATTGGCCTCTTATCTGGTTTTGTAGGGATTGCACGGCAGCTGTTGGCTGTCACCCAAATACCGACGTTCCACTAGGGTTAATGGCGGATAGGGCGACCCGACAGCTAAGGCAAAAAGCCCATGAGGCATTTGACCCTATATGGAAAAACACCCCTTGGTTAACCCGTCACAAGGCCTATGGGTGGCTTGCAAAGAAAATGGGTCTCCATATAGACCATTGCCATATTTCATGGTTCGATAAGAATAAGTGCCGAAGGGTTATCGAGATCTGTACTCGGGATAAACCAAACAAACGGGACTTTAAACAAAAACCTAGGCAGCGTAGGTAACCACAATGATTAAAGCAGATAAGACCTTGGCCTTGATTGATAACGCCATTGAAGCAGACGACGGGGCGGCTTTTCGCCAATACCTGGAAACAATCATCCCTAAGATGGAAGATGCCTACCGAGGAGAATCCTCCCCATTTAGACGGCACCTTGGGGCATCCTTAATCGGAAGGGACTGTAGCCGCGAATTATGGTACTCCTTTCGTTGGGCGATGCGTAAAAAGTTTCCTGCCCGTATCCAAAGGTTATTTAATCGCGGACACTTGGAGGAAGCTAGATTTGTGGCTATGATTATGGCCGCGGGTATTGAGATCTGGTATGAAACCGAAGATGGGGGTCAGTTCCGATTCTCCGATGTCGAAGGGCATTTTGGTTCCGCTTTGGATGGGGTGGTTCGAGGGATACCCGAGCTCCCACCTGGAGCACCTGCCTACGCCGAATTCAAAACAAGTAGTGATAAAGTCTTCCAAAAGGTTAAGGCTAACGGTGTCCAGAACGAAAAGCTAGAGCATTATATTCAGATGCAAATCTGTATGTTCAAGATGGATTTACCCTATGGCCTATACATGATGGTCAATAAGAATGACGACGAGCTCCATGCCGAGATCATTAATGCTGAACCGGAATTGGCGAAACGTTATATTGATCGGGCTCGGGGTATTATCTACTCAGATGAGGCGTTACCAAAAGTCCACGATTCACCAGGTTGGTGGAAATGTAAGGTCTGTGATATGCGACCGGTCTGCCATTTGGACGAGGTACCGGAGATTAACTGCAGAACCTGTGCCCATTCCAATCCTGAGATGGATGGTAGTTGGTCTTGCCATTTAGGTAATGATGAAATACACAAGGACGCGGCCTACACCGGGTGTTCAGAACATGTCTATAACCCGTATCTACTAAGCCAGAAAGTGGTGTATAATGGGGGTTCACCGGATGGTCGGCATACCGATATTACCTTGATATCAGGTGAGCGAATATTACAGGGGCCAGACCATATAACTAGCGCCCAGTTAAAAGAAAGAGGATTATCCTAATGCAAGACCTATACGAAATACTTGGAGTTAAGCGGCATGTTTCCAAAGCCGTTATAAAGGTGGCTTACAAGAAATTAGCCAGCAAATACCACCCAGACCGAAACCCAGACGCCCCTGAAGCCACCGCTAAGTTTCAAACTGTCCAAAGGGCTTATGATATCCTAAGTGATGATGATAAGCGGAAACACTACGACGAGACGGGTTCAACTGGGGATGCCCCAAATATTGACCAACTAGCCGTTAACATGGTCGGGATGCTAACAATTGAAGCCGCGGCGGCGGCTGGGTTCCGTAAGGGGAACTACCTTCTTAAAGTCCGACAGAAGATCAGTGAGGCAAAGGTAGCCTGCGCCAAAGAGGCCAAGAAATACCAACGCAACGTCGACCGGCTAACCTACTTAATAGACCATACCAAATCGGATGGGCAGCTGGACGGCTACTTGGATGGTAAACGAATGGAGCTCCAACAGTCTTTAGCCCACGCTGAAGAGGGTTTAGTTGTTATGGATGCTGCTTTGGATTATATTGAGGCCTGTAGTTATACTGGTGAAGAAGACCAGGAAGTTACGTTTCAACGCTGGTCTGGACCAACCGTTAACATATCCGGAAACATGACATGAAATTTAGAGACTACCAGGAGGAGGCAATAGACTCCCCCTTCCGGTACTTTCAAGAAGGTAATACCGGAAACCCAGTAATAGCCATGCCAACCGGAACAGGTAAGTCTCCGGTCATAGCTGGCTTTATTCAAAAAGCACTGAACACTTATCCTGGCCAAAGGGTAATGAAACTAACCCATGTACAGGAATTGATTGAACAGAACTTTAAAACCTTAATGAAAGTATGGCCGTCGGCCCCCGCGGGTATTTATTCGGCCGGTATTGGTAGGCGGGATCTAGGTGCCCCGATAACTTACGCTGGTATCCAGTCCGTCGCCAAGAAAGCGGAAGCCTTTGGGCATATCGATATAGCATTGGTGGACGAATGCCACTTGGTTAGTCCTACCGCCAATACCTCTTACCAAAAGTTTTTTAATGACCTAAAAGAAGTCAACCCATATTTTAAGGTGATAGGTCTTACGGCTACCCCTTTCCGATTAGGGCAAGGCCTGATTACGGATGGAGGGATTTTCGACAATATTTGTTGTGACATGACAGGTGTCCAGGCTTTCAACCGGTTCGTTGCGGAAGGCTATCTTGCTCCTTTAATCCCTAAGCCCACGGTAACTACCATTAACCTGGACGGGGTTCGTTTACAGGGCGGAGAGTTCAACGGTAAGGATCTCCAAGAAGCCACGGATCAGGAAGCCATTACTTGGCAAGCACTACAGGAAACCATCGAACACGGGTATGATCGTAAGCACTGGTTGGTATTCGCGACCGGCGTGGAGCACTGCGAACATATTGTGGCCATGTTGGATACTTTGGGGATAAGCTCGGCTGCTGTCCACAGTAAGATGACGAGAACCCAGCGCGACGCCGCCATGAAGGGTTTTGCCGAAGGTAAGTATCGTGCCCTTGTAAATAATAACGTTCTAACTACCGGCTATGATTTTCCTGGTATAGATCTGATTGTGGCATTACGGGCGACAAATTCTCCAGGCCTATGGGTTCAGATGCTTGGGCGGGGTACTAGGCCTGTGTTTGCACCAGGTTTTGACCTACAGACTTCAGAGGGGCGTTTAACCGCGATATCCCTTAGCCAGAAACAGAACTGCCTGGTATTAGACTTTACACGTAATACCGAAAGGCTAGGCCCTATTAATGATCCGGTATTACCTAAGAAACGGGGTAAAGGTGGAGGCACCGCACCTATCCGCTTATGCGAGCAATGCAATACCTACCTTCACGCCTCCATACGCGCGTGTCCCCATTGCGGGTATGAATTTCCCATAGGGGTTAAGTTTGGGATGACGGCCGGTACAGCGGAGGTTATGGCCGATGGCATGCCCAAGATTGAAGTGTTTAAAGTCGATCGGGTAACCTACCAAAAGCACCTAAAAGACGGTAGGCCGGATGCTATAAAAGTTAGTTACTTCTGTGGCCTACGGTTGTTTAATACCTTTGTATGTTTAGAGCATGGTGGCTTTGCGGCGAAGAAAGGTCGTGACTGGTGGCGGAAAGCTTGGCCAAGTGAACAAAGAGGGGACTTCCTACCGGAGACCACGGCGGACGCCCTCGAGTATGTAAGCGCCTTACCCGAACCTAAACAGGTACGAGTATGGGTTAACAAAAAATACCCTGAGATCATGGATTATGACTACACCGGATCAGAGTTTCCAGCTACTTCACAAAAAGCTGATTGAAGACGGTACTTTTAAAAGCTGCCTTAACTGTGAGCACTGGTCTGAGAATGCTATTGGTGTCCAGTATAAGACCCAAGCCAAGGGCCAGAACTCTTGCCTTAAATACAACCAGGCACCTCCACCTGAGATCCTTGTTTTTGCTTGCCCTGAATGGATGATGGATATCCCGTTCTAAAAAGGATCTAATTTATTCAGATTAAGTTAGCTTCTTTTTAATAAAAAGGGTGCACCGGATTTATACATCACCGATAATAGATTCATGGTTACGGGAGATCGGAACCAAATGACAACCAAATATCGGGGAAGAGTATTATGTTAACTAAAGCGTATAAAGCAAAGTCCAGTGTTCGTCGTGCAGCCAAAGGAATGGAGGGATTCAATATGGACACCCTCGAAGTTCTCCAAGATGAAAACGGGGAATGGTACGGTACCGATGGCTGGGGTAGTGAAGAGCAGCAAGAAGTAGTCATAGAGAGTAACGAGGACCTTGAAACCAAGATGGAAGCTGCTTTGGAAGAACCTGCAGAAGAAGAGCTAGAAACTAAAGAGGATTACATGCCAGCTGAAACGGCGGTAGTGGAGAAGCTACGTTCTAGCTCTATTCAGAACCCTTGTCAAAGGGTTTGGAATATCTGTGAAGAGATGAAAGGTACCCGTCGCGGTGTTGTATTGCAGAAGTGTGTCGAAGAAGGTATCACTTTCAACACAGCACGTACTCAATACCAACAATGGCTGGTTGCAAGCCGCGGCGAAACAAAATAGGAGGGCATCATGGATAGGTGCATCCTAATTGATAATGAACAGCTCTGCTTTATAAAGGCGACCGAAACGGTTCGCCAAGCAGAGTACTGGGCGGATATTCTATTGCCTAAAAGGGATTTTATTATAACAGGGGAATCCAATCGAGACTATTCTTGTTATAGTAATTATGAATTACGTATGTTGTATTACAATACTGTTGGTACTAATGTTCCGGACAATATTGAATACGCCAAAATGTTGAAAGGGGTTGCGGACTTGGCTCGGGCTCTTATCCTGGACGAAACATCCGTCGAGGATCTCAAGAAAAAACTTGGCCATGAGGTACCTCCGGTCGATCCTAGACCGGCAACGGAGAAGCCCCGCAAAAGTTCAAGTGGTACCAGTAAGCCAGCCGGACGACCGAAGGAGGGCTCAACGACTGCCAAGGTGTGGTTAATAGCCGACCAAATGAACGCTAACGATCCTGGCCTTGGCTACGATTCGAAAGAGTTCCGAACATGTGTTATTAATGAATGCACGAAAGATGGTATCAACCCCTCAACCGCAGCTACCCAGTTCGGTAAGTGGAAGAAGCATCTAATAGGTAGTTAAAAGCATCTAAAGGAGTATTGACCCATGTCTACTCCTTAGTTATTATACAGTTTCTCGGATAGCGAATCCGATTTTTCAAGGGGCATGGTGCCCCATTATTTACCCACAATATCACAATTGGAGTGATTACCATGTCTGAAGAAACTCAAGCCCCAGCAGCTAAACCCGAAAAAGACACAGCTAACGGTATTACCCGTCCTAAGGCAGGCACTAAGACAGGCCGCGTATGGGAAATTACCGATGCTCAGTCAGCTAACCTTGGTTCACCTGCACCACGTAAAGGTGTATTGGAAGAATGTGTCGCCGAAGACATTAATGCAGCTACAGCAGCTACTCAGTATGGTCGCTGGCGTAAATACCACGGCCTAGAAGGTCGCGGTACTGAAGAAGCTCCAGCAGCTGCAGTAGAGTAAATCCCGATTGGTTGTCAGGATTTAGGAAGGAGGGGTTCGCCCCTCCTTTTTTGTACCCATCATCTACGACCTAGGTGTGTACTCACCTTACTCCGTATATAATTAGGAAACTCGAAACAATCATCGGAACTTCTTATGATTAACAATCAAACTATATCTAAGCCCTTCAAGAACAGTTCAGGCCTATTAGAATTACACCACTGCTTTTTAACCATCCAAGGCGAAGGCCCTTTCGCTGGGACGCCTGCAGTATTCGTAAGGCTCTTTGGTTGTAACCTTCAGTG